CTCTCACCCACACACTGTTGCAGAGCAACAGCGCCTGCCCGGTCCCGCCCGCGTTGAACTCCCTTCGGGAGTTCCGATTTGGCCGGTGAAGCCCGCATTTCCTACGGAAATGCCGTGCGCGCGCCTGAGGACCGTCGGACTGCGGGGGGCACCCCCCTTCGGGGGGTGGGGGGTCCATCTATATCTATGTATAGATAAGCGTTCCCAGTGCGCTCTGTGATATACCTTCGGCCTGTATGCGCATAAAGGTACTCAGTAGGTACTTAGTATCATCTCCCGGCTGAGGGCCGGGAGATGGTACTTAGTACCACCTCCCCCCCTATAAGAAAGGCTGTTTGTCCCACAGTTTCTACAGATAGTTCATATCTGATTATCAGATGCCCGGATGGGACACCACTATGTTATGGTAAGGGCGCTTACACGAACGGAGACAAAGGTGCCGCAAAACGGTGGTGGACAAGGCTGGCATTGGGATGACGAAAGCGGCCAACAGGTCATGCCTGACCGATGGCAAGACTTTCTAGAGTGGCTACTGAGAGGACCAGAACGCCAGCCGCGCACACAGCGCGACTGGGCATCCGAAAATAAAATACATGAAGATTCCCTGAGAAGGATCAAACGCGACCACCGGTTCATTAAAGAATGGGACCGGCGTGCAGCAGAACTGAACATCAACCCGGAACGGGTTCAGAGCGTAATCGACGCGCTCTGGCAGAGGGCTTCCGATGGCGATGTGAAGGCTGCGTCTTTGTATCTTCAGTACATTGAGAAGTTTACTCCGCGTAGAAAGATCGTTGTGGATGATGAGCGGGACATTGCGGGCTTTTCAGATGAACAGTTGGCTTCCGCTTTGGAGGTTGAGGTTAAACATTTGAGGATGGTGGCAAGTGCCTAAGGTTGGTAGTAAGCATTATTCGTATTCTGCTAAGGGTAAGGCGGCTGCTAGGGCGGCTGCTAAACGTACTGGTAAGAAGGTGACTCACGCTAAGAAGCGTAAGTAATGCCGGGGCATGTGTTGAGTGGGGGTTTGTGGGTTCCTTACCATGAGAGGGAGGAGTCTTTGGGGGAGAGGCCGTCTGTTGATCCGTTTACCGATGATGAGCCGCTTGTATGCGGCGTTGAAGATCCGGAGGTTTGTGAGTCGTGTCAGTGAGGGATTGGATTCTGTGCGGGATGGTGACTGCTCTGTTCGCGTGTGTTGCGTTTATGGTTTGGGGTTTGGGTCGGATGTTACAGTCGTTGTTCGATTAGATGGGTCGTGTGAATGAACTGCGGCAGGAGGCCGAGTGGCGTCACTGTGTTGCGGATGAGTCGTATTTCTTACGCATGTATTGGAATATTGCCCATCCTGCTCATGGCCGAATATTGTTTAATCTTCGGGATGCTCAGTCTGAGGCTTTGAAGCGGTGGGATAGTAACCGTTATTCGTTGACGTTGAAGGCCCGGCAGATTGGGTGGACGACGTTGATTGCTGCTCACCAGTTTTGGTTGGCGTTTTTTAGGGAAGATCAGAACATTATTGATTTGTCGCGTACAGAGCGGGAAGCGGTGCTGCTTTTGCGTAAGACGAAGTATGGGTTTAAGCATTTGCCGTTGTGGATGGTTGAGCGTGGCCCGGAATCAATGGTGGATCATCAGCAGAGGATGGTTTTTAGCAATGGTAGTCAGATTACTTCGATGCCTTCGGCGTCGGATCCTGCGCGTGGTGAGTCTGCGTCGCTGGTTGTGGTCGATGAGTGGGCGTTTTTGCCCAATCCGGAGGAAGCATGGGCTTCGATAGAGCCGGTTGCTGATGTTGGGGGTCGAATTATTGGCCTTAGCACGGCGAATGGAAGTGGAAACTTCTTTCACCACCTTTGGACGGGTGCCACTACGGGGAACAACAAGTTTGATGCCATGTTTTTTCCGTGGTCTGCGTCTGAGGATCGGGATGAGGCGTGGTATGAGGGCAAATGTAAGTCGATGTTGCCGTGGCAGTTGGCGCAGGAGTATCCGACGAGTCCTGAAGAGGCGTTCGTGAGGTCTGGTAACCCTGTTTTCGATCTTGATATTCTTGCTCGCATGTCTGTGCATTTCCGTGCGGGTGAGCAGGGTTATCTTCACGAACTTCAAAAGAATGTGTTGGAGTTTCGGTGCTGACTGTTTGGGAGCGCCCTAAAAGGTGGAGTGGTTATGTCCTTGGGGTGGATACTGCTGAGGGTTTGGGGCATGGCGACTATTCGTGTGTTCAAGTTATTGATGTGAAGGAGGGGGAACAGGTCGCTGTTTGGCATGGCCGTATTCCGCCTGACGAGTTGGCTTACGAGGTTTACAATCTTGGGATTTGGTATGGGAATGCTTTGTGTTGTGTGGAGTCGAACAATCATGGGTTGACGACGATTGTGCAGTTGCGCCAGTTGGGGTATCCGAACTTGTTCCGTAAGCGTTCGTTGAATAGTGACACCAATAAGATGAGTCAAGAGTACGGGTGGAAGACGACACGTACATCCAAGCCGTTGATGATTGATGATTTGGGTATGGCGTTGAAGAACGAAGAGTTGGTGTTGCATTGTAAGGACACGGTGGCTGAGTTGCGGACGTTTGTCCGCAATGAGCGGGGTTCGATGTCGGGGTCGCCTTATGATGATCGGGTCATGTCGTTGGCTCTCGCTAACCAAATGCGGAAGTATGCGTTTGTACCGGAGTATGTGCAGAAGGTGGATGACACTTGGACGTTCAATTGGTGGCGTAGGCAAGTCCCCTCGCCAACCCCTGATGTTGATATCATTGGTTTAAACACGGCTCGTGGGACACCTTGAGTCTTTATTTAGGACACAACCGACCGAATGGAGCGTCCTATAATGAGTAACCGAAAGTTCAATGCTTCTGGGATGGGTGCGAACCCTAAGTTGAATAGTGCCCAGTTGTGGAATGGTCCTGCCCGTCCGGGCGGTTCACAGAAGGCGACGCTTCGTGCAGACGAGGGCGGCGTCCGTCAGAGCAGCAACGAGCAGGCACCGCGTTCAACGCCGTTCAACCAGCATGGCGTTCAGGGTTCGGTTGAGCCTTCGGCTAAGCAGCCGAAGAGTGCTAACCACCCAAGTTGATTCTGCCATCTGACGCAACCTACGAACAGTTTGTAACGTACGTTACGGATCTGAAGGGTCCGAAGAGTCGTTTGGAACTGGCGGAGTTGTGGGAGTGGCGTCAGAAACTGTCGGGTATCAGGATTGTTACCGGGCGCGGTTATCGTGAACGGGAATGCCCTCCTGACGAACATCATCTGACCTTGCGCGAGCGGGAGAAGAAGGTGATCGCGGAGGCCCGTGCGGCAGGAATAGAACCTGAGAGGGCACCCGTGTAATGGCACGAGAAACAAAAGCGGAACGATTCGCTACGGTTAAAGAACGTATCGACAAGACTCATCGTTGGCGTGTTGACGAGGGTTACGACGCTATGTGGCGTCGCATGATCGACATGTACCGTGGTAAAACATATTTTGGTACGGCTCCCGCTGGGACTGACCGGGTTTCGGTCAACCTCGCATTCAGTACTATCAATGTGATCGCACCCGCTGTTGCGGTGAACCATCCAAAGATTACGGTTACTGCGAATAAGGAAGGCGATGAAGATCGCGCCGTGTTCGTGGAAGCCGTCATCAACTATTTGTGGCGACACCACGATTACCGGAAGCCTTTCCGCAGGGCCGTAAAGGACTTCCTAATCATTGGGCATGGATGGCTCAAGGTTGGTTGGCGATTCGTAGAAGAAGAGCGTCCGTTGACTGCCGCAGAGCAGGATATGGAAATCGCTAATGCTGCAACAGAAGTTCAAGATTTCGCTTACGCCAATCCCGCTATGGCTGGGGATCTCCCCACCGATGAGGACATCATCGCGGGGGTACCTGCTACCGCTATGGAAGTGGTGGAAGATCAGGCTTTCGTGGAGCGGATCAGCCCATTCGACATGCTGGTGGACCCAGAAGCGACATGCTTGGAGGACGCCAAATGGGTTGTTCAACGCATTGTGCGGCCTTTAGCGGAAGTTAAGAAGGACAAACGCTTCAAGGCGGGTGTTCGACGGGCGCTCACCGCCGATTCGGGTGTGCGTTACCGGTGGGATAACGACACGGAACGGGAACAGTACGCTGATCTGGCAGAGCGGGTCAGCGTCTACGAGTATTACGACATTGAGCGAGGCACCCTGTCGGTGTGTGCTACTTCTGGTGACGACTACCTGCTGGATCCCACACCGATGCCGTATGCGTTCGGGCATCCTTTCGTGATGCTACGGAACTATGACGTTCCTGATGTGTTCTATCCGATAGGCGACTTGTCGCAGATCGAATCGTTGCAGGAGGAACTGAATAAGACACGAACGCAGATGGTGAACCATCGGAAGCGTTACGCCCGCAAGTATCTGTTCCATGAGAGGTCGTTTGGCCCGGAGGGCCGGGAGGCTTTGGAATCCGACGATGACGGTCGATTCGTTCCCGTCATTGACGAAAATCGGGATCTGAGTAGTGTCGTAGCACCGCTACCGCAAACCCCGCTATCTCCAGAAATCTATCAGCAGTCTCAAATCATTGAGAATGACATCAACACGGTGTCGGGCATTTCCGAATATTCGCGTGGTCAGATGCCAGAGATCCGTCGCACAGCGACGGAAGCAAGCATCATCGCTGACGCTGGCAACGCCCGTTCTGCCGACAAACTAGCCACAGTGGAACTTGTTGTATCCACGGTGGCCCGCATGGTCATGCAACTGATGCAGCAGTACATGACTGAAGCACAGATGGTTCGTGTAACCGGCAAGGATGAAGAACAGTATTTCGTCGCCTACGAGCGTGACGACATCGTTGGCGAATACGATTACAACATTCAGGGTGGTTCAATGCAGCCACTTAACGAGACAGCGCGACGGCAGCAGGCCATCTCGCTAATGAATGCTTTGGCTCCCCTTGTAGGCGTCGTTGTTGATCCGGCTGAACTGGTCAAGCATGTTCTTCAGTACGGGTTTGGTGTAACTGATCCTGAGAAGTTTTTGATTAAGCAGCAGACACCACAGGACATGGGGGCTGCGCAGGCTGAAGCCGGAGCAGCCCCAGATCCCTTTGGCGGTCAACCCGGTATACCCCCACCCCCTATGAGTGGTGGGGCTGCTCCGGGTCCAATACCACATCAGGTCTTTGAGGCAACCGGAGGGGTACCTCCCGAACTGTTAGCACAACTCCAAAACCAGATGGGGGTGGAGTTGCCTAACTTGTAATGGGACACCATGTCCCTTTGAGTAGGAACACCCGAAAGGATTCCGATGGCTATGGAAGCAGATTCAACAAGTGACAAGTACAGCGTCAAGATTGACGGCGAGGTACTTGAAGTCACATTGGATGAACTTCAGAATGGATACCAGCGACAGGCGGATTACACCCGTAAGACGCAGGAGTTGGCATCCGAACGCGAGAGATTGGCTCAAGGAGAGGCAATCGTCCAAGCATTAGAGGCAAACCCGCAGGAAGCAGTTTCGGCTTTGGCCGATGCTTTCGGGGTTGCTGGAGGCAACCAAATCAACGACCAGACTCAACCGGAAGAAGATTTGGACCCAGAAGAAGTTCGCTTGCGACGGATGGAATCTTCCATTGAGGAACATGAACGAGCGGCACGACAGCGCAACATGCAAAGCGAAGTTGATGGACTTCGGGAGAAATTCAAGGCTGACATAAACGAACGGGAACTTTACAGTCACGCTTTAAAACACAATATCGGCAACCTTGAGGCCGCATACGCGCATATGACCTACGGTGATATGCAGGATAAGGCCACGAATGCTGGGATTGTGGATGAGAAGCGGGCTGCGAACGTGGTTGAATCCACGGTCGGGAGTACCGAATCAACAGTGTCTAGCAATGTTTCTACCGCTGTGAACTCTTTACGCGATGCTTTTGTGCTGGCGAATCAAGAACTATCCGGTTCATAATCAACTATTAGAAAAGGGGTGACTTAGCATGGCCGCAGGAAACTCTGAGTTCAATCAGATTCTTAGCACTACGCTAAAGAACTACATCCCGAAGTTGGCGGATAACGTCTTTAATGCCCGACCGCTGTTTTATGCGCTTACCAATGGACAGACATTGCGGCGCATCAGTGGGGGTGCGAAGATCGTTGTTCCGATCATCTACGGGACAAACTCAACCGCTGGTTCTTACGCGGGCGACGACACTATTGCCATTACGGCTCAGACAGGCATTACGGCTGCTGAGTATTCGTGGAAGCAGTATGCCGCCAGCGTAACAATCACCGGTATTGAGGAAGCCAAGAACAACGGTGAAGCCGAAATTATTGACTTGCTTGAAGGCAAGGTCATGCAGGCTGAGGAAACCATCATTCAGAACATGAACACAATGTTCTGGGGCACTGGCGCCGGAAACGGCGGCAAGGACATGCTCGGTTTGAGCATTCTTGCTGGTGACAATACTGCCACTGTTGGCGGTATCGACTCCAGTGATGCAGACAATGATTGGTGGCGCTCAACAATCCGTAACGGTCCTCTGGACGCGGGTGCGGGTGTGTTGACAATCGACGCTATGGCGAAGGTATACAACTCTGTGTCTGTTGGTAACGACCAGCCGACCATTATCATTAGCGATCAGGATGAGTACGAGGCTTACGAGGCTCTACTTCAGCCGCAGTTGCGGTACACGGATTCCCGTGTGGCAGATGCTGGATTCCAGAATCTGCTCTTCAAGGGTGCCCCGGTGACCTACGACAGCGACACCAATCTGGATACTAAGATGTACTTCTTGAACACTAAGTACATCAGATTGGTTGCTCATACTGAAACTTGGTTCCAGACGACTCCGTTCGTTCGGCCCACCAATCAGGATGCGCGTTACGCGCAGATCCTCTGCTACGGCGAGTTGACTACAAGCAACCGCGCCCGTCAGGGACTGCTTCGCAACCTGAGCGACTAACTAGGAGCAGAACTTGAAACGAGAAATCGCTCTTGTTTACAGCAAACATGCTGAATTAGCAGGCGCACGCGGCTCCGCACCATCCCATTACGCACCCGGCTCACGCTCTGGTGCGAGGATGGTGCCCGGTGTGACCGGCGACTTGAGTGAACCTCCCATTTCTCGTAACGGGTTCTGTTCCGAAATGACCCGCCACGGGGCGCCCTGCAAAGCGCGTCCCGTGGCCGGGTCTACCCTCTGCATCGGACATACGAGGCAGAAGGTAGCCAATCAATGACGGCAATGACCATTGCCCAAATGCGCGCACAGGTGCGCTCTGTTGTCGATATCGACGCTACCGATATTTCTGACACTGTGATGGACAACATCCTTGGTCAAGGATACGATCTGATTGTCTACAGTGAGAAGCGGTGGCCGTTCTTTGAGACTGCGACCACATTTAACACTGTTGATGGTCAAAAGGACTACACGCTCGCCACTGTAGGCGCATCCGTCACGCAGGGTTTACGTGAAGTCGCTGCATTGCGTAACGACGATCACATCATCGGATTCATTGGTTCAGATAACGCTGATTCCAATTACCCGTTGAACGTCGCTTCATCTGGGCCACCGTGGAATTGGAGTTACTGGAACGACACGGTACGCCTGTATCCCACACCTGACGGGGTACAAACTATTTACGTTCGTGGTTTGCGGGATGCTGCGGCGTTCGGTACCGGTGTGTCCGATAGTACGGAACCCGATCTTCCCGATCCTTTCCATGCGATACTCGTTACTTACGCTATTGGAAAGGCGTATTTGCAGCAGGAAGATCCGGTAATGGCAAATCAGTATCAGTCCCAGTTCATAGCGGACTTGGACAATGTGGCCCGTCGATACGCTGACGTTCCGGCACCTCAGCCAATGATTGCCAATAGCCGCTCATCGTCACGGTATTTGGCGGGATATGGCGCATTGCGCTATGCCAATACTGGTGGCATCATCTGGTAGCGAGCGATGGCCCGCCAATTCAAACTAGAGGTATTGGAAGCCTTCACTGGCGGCCTGAACCTCCGTTCAGACCAGTTCAATCTTGCAGAAAACGAATCCCCAGATTTGTTGAATGTGGTCGTTGACCCTCGCGGCGGTATCCGTCAACGCGACGGAGTGGACCGCCTCAACACCACCGCCCTGAGTGCAGACATCAAAGGCATCTGGGGGTTCTTTACCGATAGCGGAACCGTGCAGATCATGGTCAACTATGGCACCACTGTCGCTTATGCGACCACAGGCAATTTCACTAACTTGACTGGCATCACTGTGCGAACCGCAGGTTCGCGTGTGTACGGCATGACAATGAACAATGTCGCTTACGGGGTGTCTGGTGACAAGGTTTCATTCAGGTGGAATGGTTCCGCCGCAGCGGATCTTGGCCTCGTATTGAATGGTTCGGCAGGGAACTTCCCACAATGCCAATACGTAACCTTTTGGAACAACTTTGCATGGACAGCCAACACGGTCGAATCAGGGACATCGCATCCTTCTCGTGTGCGTTGGAGCAACAGCAATGACCCCGAAAAGTGGACGGCAGCCGACTACGTAGACATCGACATAGGGGAACGCGGAGACTACATCACCGGTCTTGTCCCCGCAGGGGACAGGCTGCTGGTTTTCAAATCCAACAGTGTCCATGCCATCTACGGTTTCGATTCCGATTCCTTCCAAGTCGTCAACCTGACCAATGATGTTGGGTCGATTCCTCTCTCATCCCCGGTTTCCACCACATTCGGGACTTTCTTCTGGTACGCCAATAATGGTGTTTACGCATATGACGGTGAACGCTTCATATGGTTGTTTGCGAAACTGCAACCAGCGATTGATGACGGGCGCATACGAAACCTAGAAACTAATCCCCCCCAGTTGGCGTGGGGAAACAACAAACTGTATGTATCCGTAGATTGGTTGGAGGATGGTGTAACTGCTCGCCGCACTCTGATTTACGATCCCACTCTAGGAGAAGGTGGTGCATGGGTGGCAACCGATATTGACGTTGGCCCCCTGTATGCGTATAACCCTCCGAATACGACATCAACTGTTTATGGCGGTTGTGTCACCAATACCGGAATTCTCGTAGATGTGGAGGATGCGCAGAACCGAACGAGTGATCGGTACGTCGGTTCTACGGAGGCTCACATCGCGTCTTATTTCGTAACCCGATGGGTTACGGGGCGTGACCCCATTGTGAAGAAACGGTGGGGTCGCCCAAGAGTGGTGCTGTCAGCCGAATCTACGATCACTTTGCCGATTCTGATTTACAAGGATTTCGATAAATCGGAACAGTCGAACGCTTTTGAACTATCGGTGACTGGAAAGGTATCCCAATCTCGTTGGGGTACAGCCAAATGGGATGATGCTGATCCCGAATCGGCGTATGTCGCTGAATGGGACGCGATTTCTTCCAGTTTGACCGCGAATGTACAGAATCTGCCCACACTTGGGACAGGAAGAAGTATTAGTATGAAGGTCAGCGGACCTTCAACGAATAACCACTGGGAAGTGAACGCTTTGGCATTCACTTACACACCAAGGAGACTTAGATAAATGGCAACTCTTGCTGTTACGAATACGTTCTCCGCTGGAACGACCATCGTCGCAGCGGACATGAACACCAACTTTGATGATGTCGAAGCGTTCATCAACTCCACACCCGGTGTTGTTCAGAACAGCATTGTTGACGTACTGGGTGATTTGATTGTTGCTACGGCTGCTGACGCAGTTGGCCGATTGGCGGCAGGGACCAACGATCATGTTTTGACGGCAGATAGCACCGTGTCTGCTCATGGGTTGAAGTGGGCTGTTCCTACCGATACCACCAAGATGCCTCTTGCGGGAGGAACATTTACTGGGGCGGTCGCTGCTGGAACTGATGGTGTCGGGGTGGATGTAACATTTCACTCTACGACCGCAGGCGACAACATGCTGTGGGATGCGTCGGAAGAGAAACTGGTTATCACCGGCACTAACGGGGCGAATGCCCTAGAGGTTGCCGACGGTGATGTTTCGATTACCGACAATCTGACGGTGACCGGCAATCTGACGGTTACCGGCACCACCACCAACCATCTGAATGTCGCAACTGATTCTGGCGCTGCTATCGCCCCCGCTCTCGGGGACGAGAACAAGTATGTTCTCTCAACGCACGCTACGGCGGTGGTCACGTTGCCGCAGAACTCTGCTCAGGCATTCGCCGTCGGTGCAACTATTTACTATGAGCGCAATGGAACGGGTACGCTCACATTCGCTGCTGGCACCGGGGCGACCGTAACATCGAAAGACAGCACCTTGACTTGTGGAGATAGGTACACGGCTGTATGCGCCTTGAAGATTGGCACTAATGCGTGGTCCCTGATTGGGAACATCGGTTAGTTAGATGTCCATGTTTCTTTCCGTGGTCGCCGGTCAAGGCGGCGTCAAGGTTCCCGGCGCTCCGGGCACCCTGTCGCTGTCTGCTGGCTCCGACCCCTTCGACGCAATCGACCTGTCATGGTCAGCGCCGTCCGATACGGGCGGTGGGACGATCTCTGGCTACCGGATCAAGATGGACGGCTCGACCATCGTGGCCGACACAGGGTCTACCGGTACCACCTACACCAAGACCGGTCTGGCCGTTGGCACCTCGTACAACTTCAACGTGGCAGCGATCAACGAGAAGGGCACGGGCGCCGATGGCAACACGCCGTCACTGTCAACGTCCTCCAACATGAGCATCACGGTGACCGGTTCTCCGACCGAGACCGTCTACGCCGGGTACAAGTCCTTCAAGTTCACCGGCTCGGGAGCCTTTGAGATCACCGCCAACCCGAACAGCGCCACGTTCGATGTTCTGTACGTCGG